CCCCACTTCTTAGTATAATTCGTACCGCCGTTAGGATCAACCCAGACTTCTAATTTACCATCCTTCGTAACCACCAGGCGCACTGATAAGACTTTCTGGCCCGTGGTGAGGGTTACCGGGTTAATCAGATTCGTATAGGACTGATTAACTCTTTTCTGTATATAATACTTCACTGTTGAATTAGTAATCTGTATACCGATACGGAACAGGTTATTTGTGAAAAAAGATAAATAGCTACCCGGCCGGGATGTGAACAATACCATCCACACCTCATGAGGAGCATTACTCCCAGGCGGTTGAGCCACCCATTCTAGTGTCGTGTCAAGCGTATAGGGTGGTGTGAATTTTGCCTTGCTCAACGTGTATATCGAACCCCATACTCCACTCGTTGCCGCCGCCCCTACTAGGGTGAGTTTTCCGCTTGCGGCTGTAATACTTGCTCCGGTCATCCCACCGCTGGACGCCGCATCCCAGACTGTGGTGGTGTTGAAAGTGTCGAATGGTTCTTCTAATTTATAGTTCTGCCCAATGACGGGTTCAGGGTAATTAAATGGTAAGATGGTGTCGTCTCGTATCCCCCTAGTATAGTCCATGTCAAGGTATGCACCAAGGTCTGCTATTCGTTCTACTTCACAGTCTAATTGTAGGTACTTTGGGCCGTAGTCCAGGACGGGTGTGGGGAACTTCAATAGGTAGTATCCACGGTGTCTTAAATTATCATTATCCAAAAGACTGGTGCTGGTGTCGATGGGTATGGGCCCCCACTTACCCCTATTAGATACGATATTCAGGTTATCATAAGGCTGCTTTAATACTTCACCACTGAGGCCCATCACTTGCCTTGCCTTGATGTTGTCTAGGAATAGAGAGAACGCTTCTGAGCCATCCGCTCCATGCTGGTTATTCTCTCGCAGGTGGGCGGCTGGTATGCTAATGGGTCCTATTTTGCATTGGTCTACCATTTTATCATTCCGTCAAGTTTATTATTTACTACAGTTCATACTATTTCACATGAAAAAAGAAATTTCAATTCTAGGAGTTATATTATTAATTTTAGCCATCGTATCGATAAGCGGATGCACCACCACTGCTAAAACACCACAGGGAGACATATACTTAGACCAGATAACCACACCATACCAAAGTGGTGATGGTTGGAGTGTCAACGCATGGATAGCAAGCAAAGCCCACAAATCATATAGTAATGTCACATTCATAGCCACCGGCTACACAGCCGACAATGAAGTCATAGGAACCAGTAAAGTCCTTGTACCGACATTAAACAGCGAATACCAAAGTACAGGATGTGAAGTACATTTTCCAAATGCCACTAAAGAATTGGACCACATAACAATCCATGTTACCAACGCAACACTAAGTGATTAACGTATTATCTTATCAACAGCACTCTCAACCTTCTTTTCAAAATCCTTCATACCATAGATACTAGCACCCTCCAAGTGAATATGAATCTCCTTACCACCATAAACACTACCAGGACCCGCCGGCTGTGGAGGGGGACTCCAAACCCCATATAAAGACTTCATAGCAGGATCATAATCACGACCACCAATATTAGCCCAAACATGACTTTGTCCTTCCCACGAACCCCAAACCAAATCACCACTAAGACCTTTAGCCTGTCCTAAACCAATGAGTCCCAGACTCATATCAAAGCAGTTACCACCACCGAGTATAGCAGTAATAGGGTCTATTGCACTGCCACCATACGGAATATACATCCCAGGCCGGATTAATTCATTAGCAGTTGCATTAAATTCTTCGGCCGGACCCGCCGGGCCACGTGGAGGCCCCCATCCAAAGAACTTTTTAAGAGCCTCCCAGGGGCCAGTGAGATAGCTAACAGCCTGTTGAGGTGAAGGCGGAGTTATCGGATTCTGTAAGTATACAACAGCTTGTTTGGCCATCGCTGCGGCTTTCGCAGATGCTGCGGCTTTCGCCTGATTAATCATACTATGGGCATTACTCATCAAACCCGTAATAAAACCAGGGGGGCCGAAAGGCCAGTGGAAGGCTGGTATTTTGGACTTTATAAATCCTATGAGGTCGAAATTAACGTTAGGCCAGTGGAAACTTGGTATCCATGCAGCTAAGTTAGGAATAGGAATTTTAGGCCAGGTAAACTTAGGTATCCAATTACTGAGGTTAAGAGAGGGTATTTTAGGCCAACTGAATCTAGGGATCCATTTGCTTAAATTGATCGAGGGAATTTTAGGCCAGTTAAACTTAGGGATCCAATCAGATAAGTCGATATTTGGTATTTGTGGCCATCCAAAATCAGGAATCCAACCACTAAGGTCAGGCACAGGTATAACAGGCCAAGTAAAGACTGGCCAGCTCCATTCTGGTAAACTGATTTTTGGTAACCAACTAGCCCAGTTAATCTCCGGCCATCTAAATTGTGGGATGTTAATCTTAGGTAACCAGTCAGGCCATTTAAATTCCGGCCAGTGAATTTCAGGCCATTTGAACTCTGGTAACTTGAACTCAGGCAATTTCCAATTACTAGTATCAAACCAACTACCTTTACCAAAACCACGATCCCACATCGACTGAATATCCTGTGTAAAACTAGGCTTACCAGCCCCACTGGCAGCTCCAACCGGTTTGGGTGTGAACCAATCCAGAGGATTTCCAATACCACCACCAAGCCAGTCACCACTACCAAAACTACCAATCCATGACTCTAAAGCAGATTTGTTCAATGACGGTAACTGATTCAAGTTAAAACCCTTAAACGGATTTAACACTCCCTGGAACCAATCCCAAGGCGACATCTGCTTCTGAGCGTCACCAGTAAACCAGTCCGTAATATTCCAACCACCAAGTGAGGGGAAAGCACTCGTTCCCGTTAGGCCGATGGTAGAACTGCCTAATGTCCATGGCTGCTGCTTGCTTAACTGCACACCAAGAGTTCTATAATCAACCGCACCAGTCCCCGTGACACCCCATCCAAGGTTAGCTAACCAATTACCCGTGTTAGGGATGTTATAATCACTATAAAACTGTTCCTTACGCTGTTCAACAGGTACGGACTGATCTGGTGGGTTTAAAGCTGGTGATTGAGCGGGTAATATCTCCCTGATTATTTCACGGTATTTCGGTGGTGCTTGTTCGATGATTTTCTGATTCTGCTCATCCATCACCTTCTTAAGTACCACAGTAGTTACCAGACCAGCAGCAACACCAATCAGGGGCCCGGTGAGGCTGCTGGCAAGTATGGTGCCAATAGTCGCCTCTAAACCGGCAGCAGTACCCGTCGCCCCGGCGGTACCCGCCGTTCCGGCTTTACTTTTCTTTCCACCAAATAAGTCAAAATAACTACCACACGTGCTGCTTGCACAATCCACATTAACCTTCTTCCTTCCACGGAATAAATCCTTAAATTTATCTATAATACCCGTTATGCCCCCTGTACGGAATGAAGTAATGAAATCTTTAGCTCTACCCGTAGCACCGGTTATGCTGCCGCCCATGGTTTGGAATAGGCCTATCCCTGTTTTGATAGGGCCGCTGATAAGCCCAAGTGAACCTACAAGCGATATTACAAGTCCACTGACAACAGCTATTTGACCTGCCATTCCACCGGTGGCTTCGTCCATAGCAATAAACCAGTTCATGCCGGCTTCGAGTGTGGGGAGGAATTTTTCACCAAGGCTGGTGGCGGCCATTTGTATCCTGCCTTTGATGGCTTCCCATTTAATCTTAGCCACGTCTAGGGTGGAGAGGCCGGCTAGGTTATTCGCTTCGAGTGCCTTCTGTAAGGCTAGTATACGTTCCTGTATAGTTTCCTTACCCTCCAGGCCTTCTAGTTGTCCTTTAAGGATACGAGAACGTGCTAGTTCTGCCGTGTTACCGGTGAGGATGTAAGCGTTTAGGTCCTGTTGTGCTTCAATCTGAGTCATACCTGTTTTCGCAGCAGCCGCTAAATAGTCCGCTGCAAGAACAGCTAATGACTGCATATCCTGTAAATTAGCATTACGCACCGCAGCATCCACAAGAAGAGTGTTCATGAAGGTATCATCACCCGGAACCGCTGCGACAATATTCTGTATCTCCTTTGTCATAGCAGCCGCTTGCTGAGTACCCAAATGCATAGCAAGGTACGCTTGGTTGAACTGCTTATCCATCGCCCCGGTCCACATCGCCTGACCAATCTCTACCGCTCCGAAACCAGCGACGAGACCACCGATCATACCAGATAATTCTCCTACTGCACTGGTGGCTCCGCTCATACCCTTAGAAATGTTGCTCCCGGCTTTTGCACCAGCGGCTCCGGCGGTGTCTAATTTCTTAGCTGTTGCACTTGCGGCGTCACCAACACGACCCACACTGCCTGCTGCACCGCCAATGCGGTGGACGGCACCGGTAACACTACCTGCCGTACTACCCATACGATTGAGCAAGCTAGTGGATTTTCCAGTACTGCTGGATACGGTGCTGTTTGCATGAGCGGCGGCGGTTCCTATCTGCTGCATGGATAAGCCAGCTTTCCTCGCTCCCTGGCTTATATTATCAAAACTCTTCCCAGCGGATCGATTTCCAGCTTCAACCTTACGCTGTTCACCAAGTAGTACGCCGCTGATTTGTCCTGCGGCTCCTTTTAGGTTTCCGAGGCTTAAGCGTACTCCGATGTTAATATCCATGTGGTTTCACCAGGTTTTTTTTAAAATAAGGGATAATACTCAAATAAAAAATAGAATAGAAAAAAGAATTAAAAATAAAATAGGGATTAAATCTGTTGACGGATACGCTTCCACTTCTCCTCCATCTGCTCAAAATTCCGCTGCATGGGGGATTTGCGGAGGTTCGCCTTCACCTCTTCGGGGAGGCTGTCCCATTCCTGCTTACGCTCGTCGTGGACTTCTTTCAGGAATATCCGGAGATCCATCTCTAAAATTTCACGAGTGGTGTAGTGCCATGTACGCTTAGCGTAGCGTATATCACTACTTATCCAGCCATATTCACCTTCATCAACTACTGAGGAGGTGTTATCTGAAAATTTACCTTTTCACTCTGCTTAATCATCTCTATGGCTTCATCTCTGGTGTAGTATTTATCCATCCAAATTTGAATTTCAATCTCCCTTTTAATTCCGTTGTAGAGGTTGACTGTGATCTGCTCCATTTCAGCCTTAGTGAGGCTGGGAATGATTGACTTGAGAAATTGGCGTATCTCTATTTCCCGGTCTTTGATTATCTTTTTAATCCGTTTTGGGCCTTCTTTATCGATTCTCTGCTGCTGCTGGATTTGGAAATCAGCGGCTTTAATCGGGTCGTCCTTATCAGGGAATTCAGCATAGGCTTTCTGATATTCAGCTTGTAAGTCGGTTTCTACGCTGTTGAGGCGGGCGGTGAATACTCCATCGTTGTAATTTATGGTAAGGTATTCTTCTGTGGTGAGGCGTTTCATATCACGTTCTTTACCAAACAGAGTGACTGTTTGGGTTCCTACATAGACATCAAGGTCTATCATTTCCTTGTTTATCATTTTAAGATTTCTCCTAGTAATAAAATTAAAAAAAAATAGAATAGAATATGTCCCTTAAAAAAAAATAATAAAAGGGGTTTTTTTTATGGTGTTGGTGTAGCAATAGCCTGTAACTTACTCATAACCGTAGCACTAGCCGACTTACTGGTAGTTACATCGTAATAAGCGTTAAAGTTGATATTTGCAGCCATCATATTGTCAATCGGTGATTGGATTTCGTAGGACTCAAAGAGAATCTTCGGAATATCCAGCGTCAGGTTATCGTAGTAGTCTGGTGTGCCCTCTACAATTTGCTGACCTTGCACGTTAATGTTTAATGCTTTTGCACTGTTAATGAGTAGATCATCTTCTAAGAACGTGGTGGCACCAGTGGCTCCGAGGAAGTCTTCATAGTCGCTGTAATCTTCAAATAGCATGTTCAGTGAGCCGGTGACGTTCATAGTAATCGGAGCAGCGAAATAAGACTCTAAATCACGTGTTAGAGTGTCACGCTTAACCGTTCCCCTGTCAATCTTCACCATGGCCTCGAAACAATTAGCATTAACCGCTCCCCCTAGGCTGATTTGGATACCGGGGCTGGTGAACGGTCGTTCAGTCCCATAAACCGGTGCAACTGCCACTGTTCCGATTCCGCCGTATTTTCCGTACATATCACTGGTTACGGCGATGGTGGATTTGGGTTTGAAGTCTAATTGTAATGATTTGAAGATAATATCCTCAAAAGTCTCCATATTCAAATCAGCATGCCCCTTAGCACCAGTAAAATAAGGCAACTGGTAACCAGTACTGAAACTATGTAGATAAGCGGCTGTTTCTCCCTGCTGAGCCACTGCTTTAGTTCCAAAGACACCATAGAGGGCGTGTTCTAACCCACCAGATGGATACGCGGTGAAGTTCACACCTCCTTCTGTGTTTACTCCTGTTGTGATGACTGCGTAGCGTTCATCCATGGTATACCGGTATTCTTGTGGTGTTTCTCGTTGTGGTGTGGCTTTTAATCCTGGGTCGCCAGTTACAGGTACCCACATATCAATATCAGCCCCTGCCACTGGTGTTCCCTGCTCGGATTGTAGAGCTAGGCCGAAGAACATTTTCTTTCCTGGTATGGGTCCAGTCATTATTTATCCCTCCCCTGCTTTTTAGGTTTGTCTTCTGTTTTGTTTACCTTTTTGAACTTTGCGTAGTTCTTTTTTTCCTGTTCCTTATTGAATTCCACGGTTTCGCCGGGTTTTACTTCGCCTATTCCGTCTATTAGGATGGGGTGGTTTCCGGTGTATTTGTATTTGTTTTTAGTTGCCATAATCTTACTTACCTCCAAAAAATAGTTTTTTTAATCAATTAGAATTAATTATAAACATCATACTGAACATGAATCATCGAAGCACTGAATAATGAGGGCTTGTTAAGGTCACCTTCGGCTCTTCGTCCGTTTTCTACTCTTAGGATACGACAATCCCCTGTTAATCTTTTAGTGGTAGATTCATCACCTTCTCCCTCAATAACTGTTAAAATAGGATGATTTTCAATAACTTTGACTGTTAAGTCTTTAGCGTTTAAAACTTTCCGTGTTGGCTGATCTTCAATACCCTTAACAAATATACCAATCATTACCTGTGTTTTACGTGCTCGGTGTTCGTCTTTTGAGAAATCGTACTGGAAATTGTCTTCGTCGTTAATATAAACCTCTGCTATAATTCCGTTATGGCTGGTTAGTTTTTTTATTCGTCCCAGGTTCACTTTAATGTATAAATCGTTTTCTCCATCCTGCATATCCTCTAATAAAGTGATTACAGCGTCCGCTATTTGTAATGATTTTTGGTCTTCCATATTTTCATCTCAAAAAAAGTTAAGTTACGTACCATTTCTCAAATTCAGTACCATGACGTTGAATATCAGATTGTGCACGTTGCACCGCCCGGGGCCGGTAATCATTTGCTTTTGCAGGACCCGCACTCTTCCTGAATATAACACCGCCTCCACAATTGGTTCTTATCGCTAATGCTCTCGCATTCACTGCAACAACGGGGCCACGGCCCAGGATGATATAAGGATAATATGGAGCGTCACTGTAAGCTATACCATAATTCCATGATATGACATCTGCAACGTGGCTGTTCTTATTAAAACCGCAACGTACCGGAGTGGTGTCCATCATTGCATTACGGACATCATTTGTTGAATCGAATGTTAATCGGTATGCTCGACCGGGTAATTCTGACTCCTTACTCTTAGACCATTGTTCAATTTCGCCGAGGTCTAGTTCCATCCACATTTCCATAGTTACGGCCTTCTGCGGTGATCATACCAGCCCATACCATTATTACTACGAGTATAAGCCTGGCTACCACTTTCACGGTTCAAAACATCACTAATAAACTCTCGTATCTTATCACAGCCCAATTTCTCCCACTTATTCACTGCAGCCGGTAGTTCGGTGTCAGTGTTGTTCATGCTGGTGAGGATGTCAGCGGCGGCTAGGTAATTAGCGGCCCTGGTTAAGTTCGTGTCACTGGTGGGTGGTGTGATGTCTTTCTTTTTCAGGGCACCTTGTATTCTGTCTTCAGCGGTTGCTATTCCCTCAGCGATGACTTCTGCTGAGGGGTCTTCTGTTAGGTTATTGCCGAGTCTTACCATTACCGAGGCCGTATCTGCATAGGTCATAAAATACATCTCCCGATTTATAGATTAAATAAAAAAAAATTAAGGAAAATTTAAGCTATTGCCAGGACCTTAAACTTAGCACCATCAGTCACGGTCACATTAACATTCGCCGTCCCATGCGTACCTTCAGTCACCGTCGCACCATCAGTGCCCACATTTGTTAGACCAACTAATACGATGCTTGGAGTAACACCTAAACCGTGTGCTACGCTTTGAGCTTCTCCAGTACCGGTTAACTCCTCCGAAGTGAACATAGCTATCTTCTCTGAAGTCACAGCGTCCTCTTCAATAGTCAACGCACCACTAGCCGAAAGAGTAGCATCACCCGATAGGGCAACGGCCTGAGCCACGCCCTCAGCATCATAGACAATAACATCCGCTTCGGTACCCTCTTCAAGCATAGACAGTTCAACTTCACCAGCACCATCAAGAGCAGATAACCGGGTGTCTAAACCCTGCAACTCAGCCCAAATCAGTTCAACAAGTTTAGACGGATTCCTGCAGTAGTTCATAGCCTGTCGTGCTGTTTTAATTAAACTCATAATCTAAAACCTCCCTAAAAAATAATATTAGGAATCTAATTAGATTCCTGTTTTATAGAATATACTAGCAGGCCGGGTAATAGGAACAGCCCAGGATGCACCGAACCTAAAGTCACGGACAGGGTCCATGCCTTTACCATCGTTATCTATGATCTTCATGTTGATAACTGGGAACTGTTCAGTACCTGGTTTCTGGGTTATTGGGGTGTATGCACCGGGTATTTTACGGAACACTACCTTAGCTGGTGGTAATCCACTGTACCAGCCCAAGGTTTCTCCTTCACTGATTCCATTGGCAGCCCAGATATTCTGTATACTAGCGTAGTCTATGATGTTATCCTGTTCTTTGAGGTTGTTTTGTCCTTCACTGGCTACTATGAAGTTTCCTAGTTCATCATAGTTATCTGCATGCTCAAAGAGTAAATCTAAGTAACCGTTGATGTCACGTTTCATGTACTCTGATTTAAAGCTTCTTAGACACTCTGGTATCTGTGAACTTGCACTCCACACACCACCAGTTATGGTTGCGGTAGATTCGGTTGCAGCGGCTATAAGCTTCGTTGCAGTGTCCACCTCGATAGCTTTAGCAATACCATAACATAAATCCTGTATATCTGCCAGGAACGGCTCAGGAGTAGCTTCTAAGTCTTCCTTGTCTACTACATACCTGTATCCAAAGGTTTCCACCCTTTTGTTATCAGGGGTTAACTCTGATCCACTGATCATCAATAAGTCACCCTTTTCATTAGGGAGTGGTTCCATCTTCAGGTTTTCATCAAACATCTGCTTAGATGTCTTTTCACGTGTAAACCACGGTACAGATTTCCCAGTTATGCTGCTGAATCCTAGTTTAGGAGCTATCCTCAGTCCTTTTACTACTTCATCAGTAACATATAATTGTGCTGCGTACTGGTCCTGTACGATGTTAAGTGGTGATAATGGGTTTTCATTTGCCATAAAATATCAATCCTCCATTTTCTTTAATCTGCTGCCCTCGCTGGAGCACCGCCACCTTTTCTGAACACTAATAAGTTACCGGTTTCGTTGGCGGCCCGGGTTTCCAGGGCTATAATATTAGTCGGCTGTGCACCTGCGTCTTCCTCTATAACATACCTTGAAGGGTCGGTTCGGTCAACTGCCAGGTAAGTTCCAGGTGTGACCTCTGCATGAATGTCTACTAGTTGCACCCAGTCAAGTTCACCATAGACTTCCAGTTTTTCTTTCCTCATAGGATAAGCGAATTCAGCAGCGCTAGCTTTAGGAAGGTTTCCTTTAGGTCTTCCCATCAATCTACCAATGGGTATTCCGGTGCTGAGGGGTTCTACGGTTTTATCTGCGCTGGTGCATATTTGCATTTCCATTCCCTTTTTACCAGGGGTGGCGAAGCTTCCACCTCTTTTTAGTCCCTCATCGGTATCCATTTCATTGTTACGTGTGAACGCTCCTTCATTGACGTAGAAGGTTATCTGTGCTGCGTTACCAGTTACATTCATTGATTGACTTATCATTTTTCATTACCTCCTGTTTTTAGTATCCTCCGGATTTCCGGGAAGCTCTTAGGTCTTCCATACTAGGTGCTCCTTCGGGTGCGCTGGCTTCTAAGTGTGCATGCTGATCAAGGTCAACTACTTTCTCAGTGAAAGTTGCAAGATGTTTATCAAAATCTTCTTCCTTCATAGAAAGCCCTGCCTGTAGGAGTAACTCTCTCTGTACTGGTTTTACAGTGCCTTCTTTGATTTTATTATCGATTTTACCGTTGATAACTGCTTTCTTAGCTTTGAGTACCTGTTCTTCGCCTTTCTGTTCAAGCTTAGCAAGCCGGGCTTCGACTTTAGCGTCCTCTGCTTTACCAGTTAGTAGGGTTTCGATCTTCTCGAATTTCTCATCAATATAGGATTTAACACCCTCATCTAACTCATCAGAACCAGAGTCGGGAGTTTCCTCGGTTATTAATTTAGACTCGTCCAGTAAACCTTTCACAGTCTCATCTGACTCACCGAGTTGTTTTAACTCTTTTATTTCATCAGGAGTGAAATCTAATTGGTCTGGATTGTCCTTTAATTGTTTTTTCAGTTTTTCAACTACTTTATTCTCGTTTGTCAAGTTATCTACCTCCATAGATAATTTACTAGCTAAAATAAGCTCTGTTGGTTCGATGCCGGTTTTACAGGTCTGACATCCTCCCTGTTCTACAAAATCAATTCTTTCAATATCCTTAAAGGAATCGAGAACATAATCAATATCGTCACGTTCACATTCATGCACGTTCACAGGCCCGACAATACTAAAAGATGGTAATTCGCCTTTATCGTGTAATTCCTGTACTGACGGATTGGTTAACAATGAATCGGTGATATAGATGTCTCTTCCATCCGTGGCTACTTGTTTAACCTCCCCTACATCAAGTGGGTTCATCTTTGCCAGGATCTTATTTTCATTTAGGATCTGTTCATCTAGGTGATCTATACCAAGTGGTACCCTACTCTCACTGAGCTTGTCTCGTAGTAGCTCGAATGTGGGCTGTATGGTCTCTTTGGGTACGAGTAATCGTGATGGTTTACCGTTAATGAATAAGCTGTGTATTCCGGGACTCCATCCTATACCGACTGGTTTATCCATGCTCCGGGCGGCGGTTAGTTTGGCTTCGATTTGGGCTTTGGTTATGTATAGTTCATCATGGTCAGTCTCGGTTAATTCACCTAGGGTTACTTCTCCGTTCTCGATGGTGTAGGGTATCTCGTAGTATTTCTCTGTTCTCCAGTCATGAACCACTACCACTTTCTCATCGGGGTAGGTGGCTGTTATGCTGAAGTCATAACTGGTTCCATCGTCTTTGTGTGGGTATTTCTGATTGATTGCCCCTCGTAGCCTGTCTCGTTGGTATTCCTGGCTGTCTTTATAGTGTCTCAATTATTATTCACCTCCAAAAAAAATTAGTAAATAAAATGTAGTTAGCTTTCTTTTTCAGGTTCTTTAATAGTCAATTCATCCTCTTCAGCACAAAAACGCCTATTACGGGGATTAAGGGTCCTTTTCTTTTTTTCAACCATATTATCACGTTGGCTCTACTTTTACGACTTTAATAAGCGTGCCCCAATCGTCTTCTTTCTGACTAAAACCAGTAACCTTAAATTCACGATTGCGAGGTAAAACAAACTCTTGCTCTGTAAGGTGGGGAGTGGTATATGGCTTAAATCTACCAGATACTAATTCATTAGAGAGAACTTTATCAATTTCAATGGCTTTAGATCCTGCTGGCAACTTTATTTCTAAAACTGTGTTTCCAAACTCGCTTGCTTTACCTAAATCAACAGATGTACTCATATATCCTTTATCTGAGATTCTACTACCAACTTTTACATCACCATAAACTTTTTCGGGTACGCCACGATACACAATCTTGTCTTTACTTGTTATGCTTTTGTTTAACATTGTATCCATGTCTTTGACTTGTAATTTCATCTCTGCTTTAGTTGGCGAACCTAATGGGTGTTCTTGTAATTTATTATGCCTTAACCAATAGTTGACGTCTGGTTTATCAGTTATATTGTAATTATAGAGTGTTTCGGTTTGTCTCTTGTTTGGTTTTAGCTGTTCTGCTTGTTTTGTAGTCGTTGTTTTTGATTTGGTCGTTGTGGTTCTTTTACTTGGTTTTTTGAATTGTTTTCTGTAATCTTTTAATTGTGCTTTATCTGGTTTGGGAACTTCAGTTCCTGGTTTATGAATAACCGCTCCGGATGGTAGGTCTGAAAGATTACGGTAGAACTTAGCTCCGCATCTGCAGCGGGTGTGAAAAGGCGGTAAGTACTTTAATTCATCTATATGAAACACACGATTTTCATAGGCACGTTTACAATATGGACAAGCATTACCGGCATAAGAAACCATGAAGTAGTTGTAACCGGCTTCTTTATACTTAAACCAGTTCCCCAAGTTCTTGGCTCGGTGGGTTTCGGTTTGTGCGATTGTCTCAGCCCGTGTACGTCCCAGACTAGCCACTTTTTGGCTCATGTCCTTGGCTATCTGCATAGGTGCTTTACCCTCTTTGAGTCCCTGGCTGGTTATCTCCTTTAATTGGGTTTTCATGTCGTTTCCGAGGTTCGTCACCTTTTCCATCGTATAATTACGAGCCACCTCCTGGAAGAGTACACGATTACCGCCTAAAGGTAAGCCAGTCATGGCCTGGCTCATAGCAGACTGGATACTCTCGATAATGGCCATGGTGGTGGGTTCATAGGTTGTTGCAAAGAATGGGTTAATTTCAATATAGATACCACATCGGGCTAGGAAGTCTTTAATAGTCTTAGCACGCTTAGCATTGCCGGTAATATCGTTTCGGATGGTCTGTATTAGCTGGTTCATCATTTGGATGTTCCGGGTTTCCAGGGGATCAAGAGGCATAGGGGAACACCACCTATTTCTGCCATTCAATGACTTGATTCATAATTTGATGCCATCCGAAACTAAAAGAAGTGATAAAGGTTTCATCATGGGTTAATAGCTTCTGATTCTTATAACCCATTAATATAAATAGGATATGAACTAATTCATGATAAAAAGCATCTGCTTTACCCTGTTCGGTTTGTGTGCTGTCTATTTGAATTAATTGTTTATCGAAGTCAGTGGCTCCCAGGGTTTCTTCATCTTTCATCAGATTAGGTACAAATTCTATTCTGAAATCGAAGGGGCCGATCTGGATTTGGTCTTTGATAATCATGGTAAGGTCTCCTGTACTGCTGAAACAATATCAGGCATCGACTCTTCATTAGTAACAATCTCATCAACCGGCGTCTCCTCAGTAACCGTCTCAGAGGCTACTTCCGCTTCATCCTCGGTTTCGTATTCAATATCAGCATACTGATGGAATACCTGCCTCATGAGTTCAATCCAACTCTGACTCTTCGTATCAATCAAGAAAGCATTAGCATAAGGCTGTAAAGCATTTAACAATGCAATAAGGTCTTTCTTTGTGAACGCCTCGAAAGTAAAGCGAGGATATTCATCAACTGTGAAATTAAAGTCTACCCATGTCCGTATCTGCTCCTGTAACGGTATGGCATCGTCTTCGTGTAAACCATCCATGTAGATCTGGGCCACGTCGAGGTGTGTTTGTCCCAGGGCATAGGCCCCACCTTGCTTACCAGCCTGACCGAGTAATAAGCTCCCAATCATGAAGTTAGACGCTATCATGTGGTCATGATACTCAATAGCAGTCATGAACCCTTCGCCACGGTGTTGTGATTCGATGAGTTCTATCTGATCCTCGGGTTCACCTACGAAGCTGAGGGTGCCTTCTCTCATAGCATCCAGCCCGGCCTGTAACTCTTCTTTGTTTGCACTCTTACCGAACACCGATGGTCCTTCTAGTTTGTATAGGTAATTAGCCCACCACCGTAATATCTTACGTTTCATGAAATAATTATCATAAACACTTCTTAGACCTGAGTTCCCATACTTATTAGCGAAGATCTCATCAAAACTATTAATCAGGCACTTCCAACCCGGAATCTTAATTGGCTCACCAGCATAACCACCAAGTGGCCTTTGTATAACGTTCTTCACTGTATTATCATCGTTATATTCAAAGCAGTTCTGGATTGTTCCTATATGGATTGGTTGAATAGTATCGGGTACTATTCTTAGTTCACCTTCCCACATACGAGTTGTATAATTCACTTCTCCAACGCTGTAACCATACCGTAAACTAGTGTACATATTCTTTCGTACTAATCGGAACGGTGTGCGTAGATTATTCAGGCAGTGTTCTACGAACTCCTTAACCAGTATGTCTTCGGGGTCGGTGCTGGCAGGTGTAACGAACCAGTCCTTAGACAGTTTTGCGTAGTCGATGAAATTAATGCAAGACCGGATTTGAGGGTCTAGGAACATCTTATCATAGACTTTCCAATCCAATTTATCAGGGTTGTATTCCCCGCCGGTCATGGTGTTGAGCCATGATGTGTTGGGGTTGCCCCGTCGGCTGTGTTGCTTGCCGATGTTGCGGATTGTTTTTATTCCCTCGGCTTCGAGTACCATTGGGCTTTGTGGGTTGCCGATGTGAAAATAATCATTCATGTTCATTAGGATTGTTCTCCATGGTTAATTAGAAAATGAATTAGAATAAAAATAAGAGTTTAAAAGGGTTTCCGATGACGACTACGAGTATAACCACTACTATCCAAGTTACGGGTTCCCAGGATCGGACCACGCCACATGTCGGGGCAATGATCATTAATCTTCAATGGTTTATCTTCACCCCTTGCTTGGGCTTTTGGATCCCAAGCATAGGTTTGAGCCTGAGCTATACTATCCGGGCAATTCAAACTACTAATCAAAAATTGTTTATTGCTAATTAAAGGTTTAATTGATTCTATATCGTCAAAAGTACTAGGATAATATTTCTTAACAGGAATTAAAGCTCCCTGGTAATATCTCTTAACTAAATGGTTTCGTAAACTTGAAGCTTCATGTGGTGTGAAAAAGGCATGCAGCGGTAACTGAATACCGCGGAAATTAAGCATCTCCATGGCCTTATCAACATATTCATGGACTTCTAGGCCTTTGTTTTCCTTTGAAACATCCCAGTAAAATTCATCTAAGAGGTGATAATGATTGCCTTGTGGTGTTCTTTTGATCCCAAATAGTCCAAAGACAGTGACATTTCCACTACCCCAATCACAGCCTATAACATAATAATCATAGTTTAAACCAGTTAATCTTAGTTGTAAATTATTGTTTTTATCATATACCTTCTCATAAGTGGCGAATGGTATTTTCGTGAAGGTATTATGAGCTTCAACAAAACGGTCATAGATAACTCCTTCTGCTATTACCCAAAGCCCAAGGATCTTCCGTTTATGTCCTATGCTACCCGGCGGATACCTGCGTTCCATCCTAGCAATGTACCCTTTTGGGAGATATGGATTATCATAAAGTGTAAAATGAAAGGCCCGAACATCTCCAGCCTTTAAAAGTTCTTCATTTGTAATATAATCAATATTAATGTAATGATAAGGACTATCTGGGTTCATAGTCCAGTAAGCCCGTGCATCCTCTAAACTTAACCGGTCTAATAATTCTTCCACTGCTGTTTTGGGGTAGGTGTTAAGTTCATCGTTATATGACCCACCAAGGGTCATTCCTCGGATGACATCAACAACTGATTCATTATGAAATCCCATTAACCAGATGAGCTTATCTTCAATTTCAAGATATCCATCACCCGGCCGGTAATTATAATCAACTCCGTACCGGTCAAGAATAGAAAGCTCTGTTCTAAGCACGTTTCTATAAAGACTTCTGCGGGTCTTCCCTGACTGTAAGAATTCATCATGCTTACTTCGTGCTATATTCCCAATCCATGCAATAGTAGCATCAATAGTTTTAGTAGAACGAACCGCACCATGATAAATATTAATTGGGGCTGTAGACTTCTTTATAACATCTTTAGCCTTCTTAGAAAGAGGTTTAAGCTCAAATCCTTTATTCGCTTTCTTCCGGTCCCTCTTCATCTTCCGGGAGGCAAGTGTCAAATACTTTGGCAAGTTCCTTCAACCCTGACTTTGTATTATCGGGCTCCGGCTCTCCCCGATTAAAATGTTCTAAATGTGCCATACGCTCAAAAGCAGCCGTAAACTTATCATAAAACCAAGCCTTACTAGTAGGCTTCTCAGTCTTCAACTTATCATCATCAAGTAACTTCATTAAGTTATTCTGAATAGTCTGAGCGTTTTCAGCCTGACGCTTCACCATCTCCTTAACAGCAAGTTCCTGTTCCGATCTAGCAACACCATCTAAATAGTCATCCCACTCACTTGCACGATCCACCCAGCCAAACTTCGCAGACAATTTAGTTACATACGAAAGAGATACTTCTTTGATTTCTTCACTTTCTTTGCATTTTTGCACTACTTTTTCTATACTTCGTGCTGGACCGAAGTCTCGGTATAGGGTGAATAGTTGGAATTGTCGGTCTCTTTCACCTGTTTGTCTGGCCCATGGTTGGGGTTCTTCGGTGATTTCTGTCACTTTTGGTCACTTTGCCTTTACTTTTTGGTAGTTTTTTTAGAGATTTCGTAGGTTTTTAGTAAGATTTAAGTGGGATTTTCAATCAAAATGGAATAAAATTAGAAAATATTTATTAGTATTATCATGCTGGTGATTGCTCCTAGAAACATTCCCACGACCATGAAAATGTATTTAGTGTTTTTGTCATCGCCTTCATCGATTTTGTCATATATCTTGTCTAGTTTGCCGTTGATGGTTTGTCGGAGGTTTTCATGTCTCGTGGCTTCTTTTTCTAGGTCGCTTTCTATCCTGGTTAGTCGTTTTTCTTGTTTACAATCGTGATCCATCCTATCCCGCCCTTCTTTGATGTTTTTATTCTTCCTGTTCTGCTGGTTGTCGTGGGTATAATGCATTGTAGACTATTGAAACTACGAGTGCTACGACTGTAATATATTGCGCTGGTACTCCGAACTGCCCTAGTAGTGATGGGTCTGCTATTACTGCAGCTGCAAATGCTGTTAGTATACTTATTGCTATTGTGCTTATTTTTCCGTTATCTATCAATAAAATCACTTCCTTATAATTTGTTTAATGAGAATGAGAAAGTAGCCCCCCCATCTGGCTGTAGGTGATAGAGTTTTTGAGGTGTAATTTTTTCTTTAGGAGGGAAAAAATATGGTTGAATATACCATAATAGGGGGGGTTAATAATAAAATTAAAGTGTTAGGTGGGAAGTGGGGGATTTAAACCCCCGGCCTAGAGAAAAGAAATGAGAATTATATTATAAATTAAAGGTGTCTGTTCCAGTTGTGATTATCGGGATTAATCTCTAAACAGTCATTATAATCAACAGGACGATTGGTGGTGTAATCTCGTTTCTCCTGGTGTTCTTCGGTGCTTATACTTGCTAGAACAGTTCCACAGGTTGAACAGGTTATTTCTAATCGTTGGATGTCCCGGGCTAAACTGTATTCACGTTGATTATCCTCACATTCTGGACAATGGATGGTTATAAGTTTGATAAAGCATTTTGGACATAGGTTGTACTGGTATTCGATTGTGATGTTTGGTGGTTCGGTGCGTTTGTATATGGGTACTTTTCCATGCTCCCCACAGAATGGACAGGTGTGTCTGGGTGGTTTTTCTGTAATAGGGGTTTCTACTTGCTTTTTGGAGGGTAGTTTATTGCTCAAAACATTAATCCTCCTTATTATTCTGTGTTAACCATCAGTTTAGAATCATGATAAATATTATTGGTAGAAATATCAACTGATGGCATATCTGTACCCCTAACTCTTCTATCAACACTCAGTGCTGATGGCCGGTATTTATGATGTCTGTACTCCCACATGTAACTCATCATATAATCCTTCCTATCATCACTTTGGTTTCGTTTCTGGTTTGCTCTGTGTAATTGTCGTTTTCGGGCTATTAATCGGCATTTAGCTTTACAGTACCGGCTGTTTGGGTGTTTTGGTTTGAATAGTTCTCCACATATTGGACATTTTCTTTTTCTCGTATGGACCGCCCCCTTATAATTATTTACTAAAAACACTTAAACTCGCCTGTTTCTCTATTTTAACAGGTTTAACTTCATTTAGATCCATTTTCATCACGTGTGGAACTCCACAGGTAGCAGATAAAGCCCCGTTGACAAACCAAGCATCAAAAACTTTCATACTAAGACTATCCATCCAATAAACTTCCCCCCGTATGCCATGGAACATAAAATTACAGATACACATCTTCACACAAGTATGATCTATATCTTGAGCAACCATCCACGATCTCGGGTGTAAATGATGATATGACAACAAGTTCCTTCCACTTCCTGCTGTGGGGTCGTTTATTACTCCTTTTTGGGTCTGTGGTTCTTTAATAAGGTGTGCCATTAAATCTGATATGTTAGGTGGTGTAAAAAACTGTCCTGCGTCTTTTCTATTTGATTTGTTAATAATTTCTGCTTCGTAGTATGTCCCGAAAAAATCGTACCATGGCAGTCCCTCAACCCCAATTTTCTGATTCATTACCTTCACACATTCTACGAACATATCACTAAAAAGTAAGTTTTCCTCATAGGTGTATTCTTTATTCCAAGGTAGGTCTTGTTCTAGTGAGAATCCATGTATGATGTAGTCCATAAAGTCATCAAAAACCACACTTGCATCGTATTTTTGGATCAATTTCCTAAATATTTCATGGAAATCCTTAAATTCTATTGGAGCATCCATATTTTATCCTCCCACATATTTCTCATGGCTGAACTTCACATTAGACTGCTTAACCTTCGCATAAACCAAAGTAGTATCCATATTCACATGCCCTAATAGTTGTTGAACCTGTTCCAAGGACATTCCTTTATCAATTGCGTTGGTAGCCATGGTTCTACGGAAACGGTGAGGATAAACCCTGAATCCTAATTTTTCACCCATTTTTCTCAGATTAGTTTCAACACCACCAACACTTAATCTTTCGTGTGGTTTATTTTTACTAACAAATAGATGATGATTATCATCTGTTCGTTCTGATAAGTATTTTAATATATACATTTTGGTTGTATCATTAAAATAGACGATTCTTTCCTTTTCACCTTTACCAAAAACGATTATTTCCTTTCCGTTAAAGTTTACTTCGTCTGTTTTGATATTGGTTAGTTCCCCTACTCTGATTCCACTGCTCAGGAGTAATTCTACTATTGCCCTATCTCTGCTATTTTCACAGGATTCACGTATTAAAAAGAGTTCTTCGTTCGTGAATGCTTTCTTAACAAGTTTAGGATACTTGATTCTTTTAATCCTTCGTATCGGGTTTTTGTCTATATATTCCTCTTCCTCTAAGAATCTAAAAAAACTGCTTAGGTTTCGCCGGTGGTTGTCCATACTTATTTTCTTCATCTGTTGGCTCATTTCTCCAAAGAAGTTCCTTAAATCTTCTGTTGTTATTTCTTTGATGTCTTTCCTAATTTTTAACAGCCTTCTACAAGATATTTCATAGAAATCTAGTGTTTTCTCTGTACATCCTTCTATTCGCTTACTATTAAGGAATAGTTTGATTAACTTCTCATTTTCACCTATTCGTGGTTCTGGTTTGTTTGTTATTCTGGTTTCTGGTTTTTCTACATTGCCCTGCCTCGATTTTATTTGTTGACTTTCACAGATATGGCATACATGACCACGGGTCTTATTGAAATAACTTTCAGGGAGAATATCTCCGCATTTTGAACATTGTTTAAGTAATTCTTCATCTTCTACCCAAGCAACCCCGCTTTCTTCGGGGTTGTAATGTTGGTGGAGGTATTCCTGTTCACTGATAAGTGAATATACTTTTTTTCCACCCTTCACCCCGCCGACGGGCCAGCTAAATAGCCATCCTTTCTTTTTAAATTTACTTAATAAGACACTCACGTAAGACATTTTATAATCAACATCTATTCCTTCATGAATTTCATCAATACGTAATGGTTTACCTGTTTTTTCAAGTATGGGTTTGATTTCTTCTGTAAATAACGTAATGGCTGTTGGTGGAAGTCTTAAATCACTACATTCTTTACATGTTGTTTGATGCTCGTCGGATTGATAACGATCTTTTCTAAATTCGCTGTACGGTTTTAATTCTCCACAACACATACACTTTTTTAAATTAGTATCGTGACTAAACTGTTTTTTGCTATTAGTAAGGGATTGTATTTCATCTCTCTTTTTTAATAGTTCTACACCATCCATTCTAACTTTCTCCTTTATTTTTCTATTATTTGATAGCTTTCTTCATCACTTCTTTCAGCCCTTAACAACCTTAAACCACGTTCATCTAACTGTTCACCTGTATAAAAAAGGTCGCAGTCGATACACCGCCATTCATCATTCTTTTTATCACCGAAGACTGCGAGGAATCCCCCGCATTTGCAGGCGTGGTGCTTGTTGAGTCGTTAATATTCAGATAATTAATTCATAAAGTGAATTATTTTTATTAATAAAAATTTTTGACTCTATGAAGGAGGAAATAAATGATATGTTTTCCGGCTTAACAGACTTCATGGCTTAAATCCCCAATATGTTCTTAACCAGAATTTGGGGGCGTTCATGGCAATATAACGTTCTGTCTGGTAATTTGACTTGAATAAACTATTTGAAATGTTATTCATGACCTCTGAAACCTTTTCACCTAACCAATTAAAAGCGTTGGATATTGCTTTTCCTATGTCATCAACATATCCTGCCAGTTCTTTGTATTCTGCATCTTCAAAAGGTATCCCTTTATAAATCAAGGTTTTTCCTTCTATTTCAACGTCTTCTAATTTCATACCCATCCTTTTCAGTCCTCCTTTAATAACTCTGGATTCTCATAAATATTGCCTATGACGGCTGATTTTTTGTTATATGGTTCTCCAAATTGGTCTATACTAAGACAGCCCCCACCTATCAGTTTTGGTTTTGAATCAAGTTTAAAACAAAACATGAAACATCCAAACTCTTCAACCCATTTACAAACCATGTTAGTTATCTCATGTGGCCTATTAACTGCCAGAATGTCGCCTTCGTAGATTTCCACCCCATTAACGTCTTTAAGGCCAGTGTACTCTAATAACTCAACATCGTGAATCCTCAACTCAGGATGATCATCCCCCCGGTCTTCTGGGATTAAATAAACCATATCTAGTGAATCTCCCCTTTCAAAATGCCAGTCAATCCTTTCTACTTTATGCATTCTTTTCAATTCTTTATTCCATGCCCTGAATCGTATTTCTCTCATAAACTCACTCCTAAGAAGTGTAAAATAAATATACAAATCACTAAATAAATTATAGTTTAAATAATTTAATTTATCGTCAAAAGACTTTTTATTTTCTTCAAATTTTTTAGTTACTTGTTCTAATTCTTTTTTAAGATAATCTGCTTTTTCTTTATACTCTTTAGCACGATAAATAGCATCCCATTTTAAATTATCTTCGGAATTGGACTTTGCAGTTTCTATTTCATTTAAATAAAGTGTTTTACGTTCATTAAATCTCTCTTCGACCTCTTCTCTGTCTTTTTTATTTTTTTGTATTAATCTCTCAATATCAGAATGTATTTCTGAGTTTAGGATTTTTTTAACTACATCCTTATTTAATAGATATAATACCATTTCATCATGTTTAGGTGTTTTTAACTGTTCATCATCCAGTTTCCACATCTTATCTAAACTTTTATACCTATTCTTTTCTCCAGTCATTTTATCCACCGTGCAAATCTCTCTTTAACATCCGCCCAAATCTGAGCCTCTTCATAAGTCATAGATTCAGGATCCCTATTCCAAACTTCATGTAATGCTTCCCTCATCACCGTAACTAGGTTGTCATACTCCACTCCGAGGACTTGGCTGGCTTTTTGTGTTAATTGCTCATCTAATATTCCTTTATTACCTCTATAGGTGTTGAATGCCATTCTCCAGGCCCGGTTATCTTGTTGTTCCTGCATGTTGTATCTTGTTTCATTGCGGACTTTTTCGAGTTGGTCACGGAGCACTAAGAGTTTTCCATGGCCTCTTTTAATTTCTTCCTCTGTCTGGGCTATTTCCTGGACTATCTTTGTTTCGTTGGCGTTTTCTAGGTCAATTAGGACTTTTAACATGTCTTCAGTGGTTTGGCTTATATTAGATATTTTCTTCTTTGCCAGTTCCAAGATCTCCTGATCTATTGACAAGGTTAATTTAGATTTTTTTCCTACTTTTTCAACCATTTTTATTACCCCAAATTTGATATCTACATGAAATTAAAAACCCTGAATACGTATTGTACCATATCATACGTACAGCACGTGAATACGTATGATTTCAGAATTTCTCTATAGAGACTTTTTTTCCTGTTAATATTCATCACCCCTCAAAATATTATCAAAAACTTCATCATAAATCTCATCCACCAAATCCCACGTAACACCACAATGAACCCTTATCTCATCCTTAACCTCATTAACAGCTTCCTTTGGTATCTTGACACCATACAAATCCACATACTTCCTAACTAACGTCTCGGCTTTGCTTAACTGGTTAAGCTCTTTATCACTCCGCACTCCCCGGATACTACCAGCCGTCTCAGGCTCCAAACCCACCGTCTTAAGAGCATTACGGAAAATATCAATAGCACACCTAGCATCATCCAAAGTAACGTACTCTCGTAAGTCCACCTTGGCCCGGGCTATACCTAAACGTTCAATAGCCTCCAAATCACGTGGAGTAATCGGTTTACTATCAGGATTTTCAGCGGCAGCCTGCCGGGTACGTACATAAAAATCAACAATAATCTTTTTCGCCTCATCACTCAACCGCGGATGGATCTCACGCTTAGCATAGGCAACATATTTTTTAAGCATCTCCGGATCTAATCTTTCCAGGTCCTCGATCCGATCATCATGGTCAAGGATCTTTCCAGCCAGACTGGCATCCTCTTTTTCATCGATTTTATCTTCCATAGCATAAACCAGGTCAAACCGGCTTAGCGTGGATTCTGGTATGTCTATCTGTTCCTTAATTGATTTGTACCGGTCAAACCTGCTATATTTAGGGTTAGCCGCTGCAAGGATAGATGTTCTGGCAGTCATGGTCTGAACCAAACCAGCCTTAGCAGTGGTGACGGTTAATTGTTCCATAGGCTCATTTAATGATTTCATGGTGTGTTTTCTTAGTTTATCGAACTCATCTATACAGAGTACTCCGCTGTCTGCTAGGACGATAGCCCCGGCCTCCATAGCCCATTTACCGGTTAACTCATCTTTTACGGCGCTGGCAGTTAAACCAACGTCCGTGGCACCAGCACCACTGACGTATATTCCTTTGGGTGCCAGGGTGGCAACTTCCTGTAGTGTTTTGGATTTACCTATTCCGGGATCTCCGATTATTAGGATGTGGATTATCCACCGGTTGTTTCCTTCATCATCATTGTGTAGTCCTTCAAATAATTGTAAAACGATTCCTGATTTAATTTCATCATAACCATAAGTGTTAGGGGCTACACTGTTGATGAAAACCTGGAAAATATCCCTCTTTTGGGATAGGTCAAGTATCTCATTTATATCATCTTCAGAGAGTTCAATATCCTCAAAAGTAGAATTCAACGGTTTAAGATTGTTAGCGTTAAGAATAAACTGCCATTCCTTCTGCTTTTCGTTGTGCACAACATCAAAATAGCCACTGACATCGACCACATCACCCGGTTTCAGGTTCTGTCTGGGACTTGCCAGGTCACCTTCGATATAAGCGATAAATTCTCTTGTAGCTCCAAACTTCCGCAGCTCCAGAGGTTCTTCTAGTTTAACATACCGGTAATCGATGAATTCACTTTTCTCAGTAACTAATTTAAACGATTTACCTCCGCACTCCATACATAGGCCCGGTTCTGATAAGGTGGGTTTATCCTGGGATGTGTGGTGTAATCTTAGACATGTTCTGCATTCGAAGACAGCTCTTTTAATCCTGGTTTTTACTGGAGTTATGTTTTTAATCATAGCTGCCGTGGAGATATATTCTCCAATGTTTTCTGAGTCTAAATCTTTGAGCATCACACTATATGGAACAGATGCAATAATTGGATCTATCTTACCTTTACTCAATCCATTATTTAGTATTGCTTTTAAATCTGAAAATATACCCTGCACTGAGCCTATAAAACCTTCCTGAGCATTTCCTTTGAGGAAACCGTCTAGTTCGTAAAAATCAATAACTAAGGAGCTTGATTTATCTTCTTTCCTAAGCTGTTCAACTTCATCTTTGTGGTACAGTTCCAGGAAGATTTCTAAAGCTCCTCTGGTTGTCTGGTTTTCGTTGGTGTTTATAAAGAGTTCACCCCCTTCTAAAATGTTTAAAAGAAATGTTAAAGGGTGAACCCCTTATTTCACATCGTGTCCGAGTGCCCGTCTAACCTGTTTAAACTCTTCCAGTGTGAGTAAGCCGTCGGTTATCATTTTTTCACAGTACTTGCAGACTTGTTTTTGTGTTTGTGGTGTTTTCCGGGTTTGTATCCATTGATCGAGGTCTTCATTGATACCTTTTAATTCATCAAGGTTTACACTGCTCATGTCGAGGGTTTCCGGCTCATCATCTGCTTTGGCTTTGACTTTGTAATCAGCATCTACAGTCTTATCATCTTCATGTTCCTTGGCTTGTTTTCGTGGATTTCTTTGCCCTACTGGTTCCCTTGTCTTTTTTGGTTCCTGTTTGCTTTGTTCTTCATTGATTATCTGATTTACCGTGTCTATTTCATCCTGTTCCGCTTTGATCTCTCCCTCATTACGCCATTCTTTATTTAACACTTTCAATTGTGCCCTTCGTGCTGCTTTCGTCACAGCGTCACGTATAGAGAAATTCCTGAAACGTGCCATTTCCGTTAATAATTTCAGGTATCCCTGACCTGTAAGGAGTGGCCTTCCTTTTTCGTCGAATGGTTTCCCTAAATCTTCAAAAACAATTATTTCCTCATTGTCCAGATAAATAGGATCTCCAGCAACCTGTTTTTTAAGCATTTCTAATGCTTTAAGTTGTCCTATTGTATCAAAATCATGATGTACTACATCATCAATGTACTGACCGTTAGGGGCGTATGCTCTAACTATTACCTCCGCATATTCCTTTGTTTGTTTGGTGTGAAGTATTTCATAAGGGATATTCTTTTCATTTGATTCTCGTTGCACTTTCCGTGCATCTGGAACTTCACGGCCGCCGGCCTTATAGAAACTTCCTTCTTGTGCTATTGCAGGTTCCCGTGGTTTCCGGGCTGGTCTTTGTGTTGGTCTTCTGGCGGGTACGTTATTGGTCATTTAATTTCTCCTGTTCTTCAATCTCTCTTTCGACTTTGTAGACCTTTTTATCGTTATATTTTGGATTGCTGTTTGGAATTATCTTTTCAAGGGTAACGTAGATGTAATCACCTTCTTTTAGGAATCGTTGTTTGTCTTGCAGGTCAGAATGTGCTGGCAGGTCAATTTGGTTTCCATCGGGAGTTTTAATACTCATTTGTTCTCCGTATTCTCCACTGATGAATTCTACGATTTGGCCTTCGATTTCTTGGCCTTCTTGGTTTGGTTTCCAGTATTGGCCGTCTACTCCTGTTCCTTTTATTTCTTCTCTTGCCATTTTATCATTTCCCCTCTATTTCAGATGTTATTCCTTTATCCTTATATTCGGTTGTTTCTTCAAGTGCGTGGATATACGCTATACGGTTTATTCGTGCCATTTCCAAGTCATTGAGTTCTATTTTCATCCGTTCGACTGATTGTCGTAGGTTACGTATTTCCTCTTCACATGCTCCGTATTTCTGCTCAATAACTTCTGACAACTCATTTATTTCCTGCTCAAATCGTCCTATGTTCTTTTCCTGTTTCTGTCGTAACTCTTCAACTTTCTGGGGTATAAGGTCTTCTATTTTCTTAGTTCGTGCTTTAACCTCTTCTTTCCAGTCTGTCTTATTCATATCGGCTTTTTCTCGTAGTTCTTCATTTATTGTCATTTTATGCCTTTTTTGTTTCAGTGCATCGAGCTGAATCTTTTTATATTCTTTCAGCTGATCTTCACACTGTTTTCGTATAGTACGTAGTTCTTCTTGTTTTTCTCTAAGCCCTGCGTTGTCTATTGCCTTGTTAGTTTCGAGTGATTCCTTTTTACTCCGTATTAATTCGAGTGTTTCGTAGATTAACCTTTTCTTTGTTGTGATGTCTTCTCGTAGTTTCTCAATGTCCTTGAAGGTTGTACCTTGTCCGAGGTTATTTAATTCCTGTTCAGCGGCTTTTCTTTTGTCAAACTCTTCCCTCCAGCATTTCCGGGCTTCGTTCAAATCTTTTTCTAGTTCGTTTACTTTCCCTTGTAGAAAATTCAAATCATTTGATTCAATTTCGGCTGTTTGTAGTTCGTTTTGTGTTTCAACCATTCTATTTCACCTCATTTTTTCCTATTATTTGGAATTCCAGGAAGCTCAGGCCTTTGAGACAAGTAACAACGTCTAATTAGGGGGGTAATTAATTAGTTTTTTTTAAGCTTGTTTTTTTTAGTACCTGCAGCTTCTATCTGGTCCTATTAAAAAAATAGTAGATTAGAATCCTCCTATTAGTAATTTGAAGATTAAATAACCCGTATACGCCCCGAAGACACCGCCGAGGGCGAGGCAGAAGGCTAATAATCCCAGGGCGAGGGCGACTTCTAAATCCTCACTGTTTACGATATTCATATTACAGGCCCCCCATTCGCGTAATAGGGCGTATTCGCTATTGCTAGGTAGAGCATTGCCAACATCCCAATGAGGATGAGGAGGAAGAAGAACACCACGCCGGGGTTTGTGGTGATGAAGGTTATGATCTCCTCATACATCTCATTCATCCACGTACACCTCCTAAGCCACGATGCCCATTCAATCCAGTTCTCCATGATTCCTTTTCCGTGAATGTGGGGCTGAAACAATCCTTTAGTTTCGCCCCGTTCTCGAAACAGGTGTTGCAGTAGTAGTAGAAATCTTTAGTACTTCCAAATACGGGGATTTTCTGTAATTCCTCTCCACACTCTTTACACTTCATTAGAACACCGCCTTCATGTAGTTACTGCGTGCCTCGGCTTCTAGGTCTTCATCAGCGCATCGCATACAGCCTGTACAGTAATTTGTCTCGTAGATGCAGATTGCACGTTTAAAACTCCAATCTCCACCTTTCATTCTTGCAGTCGCCTCACTTGCGACTCTCTTGAATTCCATATCATTTATATATCCACATTCAACCATTTTTTCTACCTCGTTTCCCTTTGTTTGTTGTTTCCCGCCTTTTTTGAGGGGGAAACGAGGAGAACAAAACAAAAAAAAGCTGTTCCCCTCTGGCTAAGAATAAAATCTCCTTGCCAGTTACTACTAAGATTAGAATAGTATATATAATTTTCTATTAGAATAGTATAGGAAAGTATATATAAGAAAATAGATAAATATAGAAAACAATATAATATAAGGAGAGATAAAATGGAAATCATGAAAACAAAAGCATGTTTCGATATAGAAGAAGAAGACTTGGAAAAAATAGATAAAATTGCAGGTAAAGAACAGCGTTCACGTTCATTTATACTACGTAAAGCAGTGACTGAATATTTAAAAAAACAAGATAAAGGATAATTACTATTTCTGATTGAAATTAAATCTAAGAATTTGTCGTTTAAAAAGAGTGGAGATAACAACAATTCGCTATCCCCTAATTAACCTTATACGCTCTTCAATATTACTGTCTAATTCTTTTTTAATTTCTTCGTAATCACTGTTATCAGGGTCTCTACTTAAAATAAGTGCTTTATCGTAGAGTTCGTCAAATTCTCTTTCAAGCTTCGTTATATCTTCAGTTTTTCTTGATTTAGTAGCAAAACTTATATTCTCCTGATGTGAAATAGTTGAAATGGGCAACGACCCCCGATGGTTGTTGATGTGGCAGGGGTGTTGCATTCTTCCAGGACTGTTCCACCCCGCCATTCCCCTCTTATAATTAAATCCAGAGCGGATATAAGAGGGATTATTTATAACACTAGTTTCGTGTTATATAAGTCAGTGTAGACTTTCATTTTATTTAAAGATTACTTTTTGAACCTGTTAAGAAAGTTTATACCTGCTAACAACAATTTTTTGTCAATGTTTGCTATGCAAAATTTCATTTTTCACAAATATAAAGCAAACCAGAGGGGGGTGATGAGAAGTAATCAGGATGGTCTACAGTAGAAAAAAATGGGAGTTAATCTAATTTTTCCTTTCGCTTCATATCATCAATAATCCGCTCCATTTTCTCCATCCTTTCTTCAAATGCCTTCTTCTCTTCTAATTGCTCAAGTTCTCGTTGCCTTTCCCTCTCTTTCATACGTTCAAATTCAGCCTTATCCTCCGTTGTCAAAACACGTGTTTCAAGGGGTTCAAATATCATCAAAGACGGTAAAGCATTCAAATAAGCGTTACGCATCACTTCTTCGCCTGGTAATTTAAAATAAGCCATCTGCACCGCTGGGAGTACATGACCCATCATATACTCTATTTGACGATAGCCTAAACCCGCTTCTGTTAATATACTACCAAAACGCTTCCTTAGATTCTTTGGAATAATACGCTTATACTTATCACTGCTTTTTATCCCTAACCAGTCATTTAATGTCATTATATACATATTCAGGGTTCGGTCTTGTATCTGTTTTCCCTTAGTCCTGAAAAGAAAATCAGTTTCGCTCTTCGGGGGGTCAATTCTCAGGTATTCAAGTATTGCCCTGGTCGCCTCTGGACTGCTGAAAGTCATATATTCAACATCATTCTTATACCGTCCAGACTCCCATTTAATCACAATTTCCCGCTCACCCGCAACCTGTATAAGTTGGTCTATATCACTTACACCATTAAAACGTGTCCCCGCCTGCTGGTTAAAGGATTCAATGAAATCCGTTAAACGTAGTGATAGTATGTCACCCTGCATCAAACCAGAAGAGGCCATGAGTAATAATACAGCCTGATATTTCGGATTCGCCCTGAGAACCGCATTCTTGATCTCTTCCTGAGAGGGTAGATCTGTTATTCGTATTTGTCGTTCCCGTTTTACCTTGATGGTTGTTGCTGGTATTTCATGGACGTGTAGTGTTTTGTAGAATGTTTTAATATTGGAAAGTACGGTTCGTTTGGATACATCAGCCCATTCCTGCTCTAATAACCATGCTTTTAATCTGAGGAATCGTTGAGTGATTTTCCGGTCTTCAATGTATATACCGGCTCGTTCTTCGTTTATGGCTTCTTGTATTAGCTCTGTTGGTGTTAAGTTGTCTCCGGCGTGTTGTATGTAGTGTTTAAGGTGTGTATAATACTTTTTCCGTGTGCCGGATTTGCTTTCTCGTTCTAGGAAAAACTCGATAACTCTTTGATCATCTTCTAGTTTCATCACATAGAATATTTTATTATATTATTTATTATACTTTTCAAAAAAATATTATGCTATCTATTTTTAGTTAGTAGGTGGCGGTTATGCTTTCTTTTTATTTATAGAGAGCATACAAATGTTCGTTGATAAACGAAAAAAAATAGAGGACCTGCAAAAAATACAGATCCTCAAAAACTATGTATTTAGTATAAATTATCCACTAGGGTATCGTAGAAATTATCACTCAGCCAGCCACGGCCTTTACAGTGACTGCAACAGGTGAACTCACCATGTTTACTCTCATGGAAGCCACTACCCCCGCAGTAATGGCAACGGGTTCTTTTCCTCATCTTTATCTATGCCTTTTTTTTATTGATCATAAACGAAACATTTATATGCTAGTTCGAACAAGGTAATAGTAGAGAAGTACAACTTCTCAGGAGGACAAAAAATGGAAATCGTATATCTACCTGGAAAAAAAATTGTTCATGAAACCGAAAAAGCAGTTTTAGTTGAATTCAAAGTATATACGCCTTTTAGCATCGCACATAGGATGCAACGAGCAGAAAAACTTGAAAATAAAGAAAGAAAAGCACGAAAAATAAAAAGAATAGAAAAAATGATGGAAGAAACTTGTCAGATGTGGATTCCTAAGAGCATTGTTAAAAAAGATGAAGGAGAATTTATGTTAGTCGAATGGAGAAAAGAAGGATTTGGGAATGTTGTACATGTTATTTGTGAGGGGCATATTGATGATCTAATTGCATCTAAAAGAGAACATGAAATAGAGTATGAATTAGCATTAAAACATGCTGTTGAAATCGTTCAAAACAAGGACATCAAAGTAAACATTAAAGAAGAAGAATGGAGAGTTTTAATCTAAGGAAAATTATCTTTCTCCAATCTTTTTCCCTTTATCATTTCAATTTACGAATACTTCGCTTGAAACAACAATTAAAATTTAATTTTAACATATATAAAAAGTTTGTGATACAAAATGATTGTAAAAGTTAAAAAATTTGAATTAAGATTCATCGATGAAAACGATGAAGAATACGTTGAATACATCGACTTCTCAAAGTTCGATAAAGGATTTGAACTATTTAACAGTCCGAGGGAACTCTATGAAGCAAGAAAGGCGAAATGGCCTGAGTTGTACGATGATACCTTCTTAGAAGACAAATCAACGATGATTATCACTGAAGAAAGTGAAATGGAGCTTTAAAATGAATAAAAGCGAAATAATAATTGACAGCGCTCAGGACACTCTTAATATTTTCTTAGAAGATTTACTCAGTGATAAAGGGCAAATCAGGGATAAAACAATCAGTCAATTAGAGTATGAATTAAAACAACTAAAAGCATTATTGAACAGTGATATTGATGATACTACAGCACATACAACAGCACAACTAATTAATTTGATTGAACTCTGTCTCGATAAATATAAGAGTGATAAAATAGTATACAACCGTATCCGGAGCCAGGGCAACAGTGCGGCGGTTTTTCTACCTTTAAAATTCCGTGGTTGCTTTGCACGGGTTATAATCACAGATTAAAAAGAGTGTGAAAGTGGTTCTACTCGAACCACTCTAAGAAACCTTTAGAAAAGGTTTCATCCAAACTTCTTTTTCTCTTATTTACTTATTACAATCACAGAAGCCACGCTAACCTGTTTTATCCTGTTTAATAGGTCTGTTGTGGTCGTAGCCCGGAACCCACCATTAGAGGGGTCGCCTAATTCCACCTGGCCCGTCTGGACGTTTAAACCGCATAGTAGGACGTAGTGTTCCCCCCCGGGTGTGAGGTAGCTTGCTATGCGTAGGATTACCGGATAACCCTTTGCCAGGTATCCTCTGAGTGTTTCCCAGTCTTTGAAGGTTTCGTTTCGTGCTTTTAACCCTTTACCGAGGTTGTTAACAGCGTTTACTATCCCTTCTATACTTGTTCCTACTTTAGGCTTCGCTCCGACAAGTGTGGTAAGTGTTGTTTCACTATAATTATATCCATAGACACTGAGTGCCATCTTAAGTGAGGAAGGACCGCAGGTGTAATTTGTATCCTGAGAATCACGTGTATATATTATCCGTGCCCACCCCGTCGCCCCGATATTATCTGATGTGCTGTTATAATAAGCTAAAGTAGTTAAGGTAACGATTCCGAGGATTTTATCCTGTTTTAACCCCTTCAAATCCTGTAACTTTACTATGACTTTCTCGGTCACGGGTCCATCAACACCATCTACAGTTAAATTAGCACCAATTGCGAGTTTGCTGATTCCTTTATCGTTTAAATCCTTCTGTATTACTTTGATTATTTCTTTCCATGTCTGAGGTCCTGGTATTCCGTCAACAACTATTTTCTTAGCCGTCTGGAAATATTTGATTACTTTTTGTGTTACGGTCCCGGGTATTCCGTCGACGGCCAAGGTTGTGCCTATGGCCTGTTTACTATATCCATATAGGTTGTAGAATGTCTGTAGTGTTTTTGTATCCCTATTTACTCCCATATTTATCTCTCCTTTTTGTTTTAAATCAATTAAATCCCTTCTTGCGAATTAATTACTCCCCCAAGGGACTTAGAGGAGTAATTAAATAGCCAAACGTTTTTATATTCCCCCAATTACTTTAAAAATTAGTCTTAAAATGAGTATCACAATAAAAGCGGATAGGAACCATAAACCCATCCGTACCAGTCCCCAGAGTAAAGCATTCATCCTTTCACCCGTACTCGTAGCATATTACCCGGCCGGGGTGTGTATTCCAGATCCGGGAAGTTTTCCCTGATATCATGTTTGATGTTCTCCATCCTCTCCCTTGCTCCTGGACTAGCGGGACTGACTGGTTTAATGTATAGACAGTTGTAACTTACCCAGTACACGTTTAGGCAGTTGTTTGCTCTTGTTAGTGTGTAGAATTTTTTAATAGTGCTTAATACCATCACTCTCCAAAAAATAATTTGATGCAGCCCATCGACTCCCTACCGCCTCCAGAGGGAAATCCCCCACCCGACCAACTAAAAAAAAGATTTAAATAATAAGAACAGAATACATATAACATGATAATATGAAACGAATTACCTTCAATATTTCAGATGAAAATTATAATAAACTTGAAAAACTATGCAAACTTACAGAGCGAAATAAAACTCAAATGATTATTTTTTTAATTAAAGAAGAATGTAAAAAAATTAATGAGTGATTAGAAATGATTGCAGAAATAACAAAGTTTAACATAAGTCCATTCGGCTTTGATATAGATTTTGAATTTTATTACAATCAAGAAGATACAGATGCACTAGAAGAGAGAAAAGAAAGCATTGATAAATTATATGATTTCAATTTTAAATGCGAAGGTGTTGAATCAGTTGATAAAAAGATTATCGTTGAGGATTGTGATCGATGGCCTTCTCTTGACTGTGAATTTAGTATACGAGGAGCATATCCTACTAAAACAATTAATAAATTCATTAAATCGTTTTCAGAACTTTTTGAAATTTATGATCCTATTTCAAGTCTTTTTGGTAAAGGTAGGAATAAGATAGAGAGTCTTGAAGATATATATGATATTTAAGTTCAAATTAGGAGTTATGATTTAATAACAAAACTTTAAATACTAGAAAACAAAATAAAAATAACTTAGTGGAGATCCAGTCTCTTGGACAAGCCGCTGATCTCCACATCCTTATTCTCAAAATATTGGAATCTCACAATCACCAATAAAAATCCAATCCACTACAGCTAAATCCCCACAATTACCCATAGAATCATCAACTGCAATAGTAACAGTAGTAATATACCCATTCGCATCGTAAATATAAGGAACTTTAACAAATGGTATAAAAGACGCCCCCACTGGAGCTAATGAGAACTCTCCTGACTTACAGAAAAAAGTCATTGGACTACCATCCAAATTTATTATATCCTCACCATACCCGCTGTCTAAAATAACCTCTAAAGTTCCGCTCTTAACTTTTCGGACAGGAAATGTAGTACTGGTTAGTAATAATGGATTATAAAAGTCAGATATTACTTCTTTGCTAGATTCATGTAAAATTCTAAGCAGGTTAAAACTTAAATAACTCCCTGTGAAGCCATCTAAAACTTTTAACACTATTCTATACCCATAATTACCCAAAAAATAACCAGTTACATTATTACCATAAACCGGCGACTCATCAGGAAAATAAACTAGGTTTTGTGGTGTAGCAAATAAAGTTCCTTCCTTATCACTACTATCCGGGTCACGTCTGTAAATAAGTAATTGACATGCCCAGTACGCTTCTGAAAGGTCACAGTCAAAGATAATATTTAGATTTACAACACCATTTAGTACATTATTATCTATCCAGCCACTATCAAAAACCTCACCATCAGGCAGTACGCATTTGCTTACAAAATCATTGAATAGGTTACTGTATTCTACTACAGCGTCACGGCCTTTGTAATCGGCTCCTTTTAGTGTTGTTGATAGATTTTTGAGTATTCCAGTTGTTGTCATAATTTTTTATACCTCGTATGTGTATTCTGCCTTATTAAACTGTACATTACAGTTACTATTCGCCCAGAGCTCTATTTTTTGTCTCAATGCAGTGTATCGGTCTACATTGTCATAACCCAACTCTGCAATGCTCCGATTGCTTAGTTTCACATCATCAGTATCATAAGCCGTACTGAAGTATTCCTTCACACGTAAGTAGCAAGACGAATCCTGACTCCAATCACCTGGCACACTGAATAATACTTGTGTATCATCTTCTAAACCACCATCAGGACTAACTGATGTAGTGGTTTCCTCACCACCCAAAGCACCAACCGAATAACTGTAATAAGGGTATACTTGTATAATATCCCATTCACCCGCACTGTCTACGTTCGAGCCAAAACCGATCATGTTACCTGTGAAAGAATGTGAATAAGGCGTACTAAGCCTTAAAGTCCCATCTACGTAAACATTAACGAGACTTGGTGTCACTTTTATATTAATATTGTAATTAGTATTGCTTGGTAGTTTGCCGCCTGTTACCCATGTCCAATCCGCTAACGTGGTGCTCACACCATTAACTATACTATTCAAACGTAAAATCTGATTACCACCACCATAAAAAGTGGTTAACCTAAGAAGATTATTACCATCTTTATATTTAATGAAGCAGAGATGATGATACGGCGTAAGACTACCCACACCCGCACTGGTTTGTTTAAATAGGAAAGCGATAACATAGTTATTATTCAGTGATGACGGTATAGAATGTGCCAACTTATTATTAATGGTATTACTGCCATTTCCCGTGTGCTTTAATGTTATACTACCATGTAATGGTGTGGTGGTGTCGAATGTGACCGTTCCACCATTTAAAATCCAATTTGTATATGGACTTGACCGGCCTGTGTATTTACCATCCTCCCAATTCTCATAGAACTGAAAAATACTAAAAACATTACTCAGTAATGAAGCAGAGCTATTACCATAGACTACGTAAATGTTTTTAGTCACACCAGCACCCGGTGCGACAGGGACTAAAACTTGGAAAAGTGCTGTAGTGCTAGCAGTATAACTACTTCGATACTGGCAAAGCTGTGTTGCACCGTCACTATCGAGGAATCGTATGTCGCTGAAATCACTTTTCATATCACTGTCATATGGTACCGTCACATCTACAATTGCGTTCAAGACACCTGGTGTCGAGCCGGTGAGGGGTACTCTTTTACGCTTGCTCCAGCCATTTAACCAGTTACGATACAAATAAATCGATTCTATGTTTTGGTAACGAAAAGGCAGGTTTATTTGTATTTTATCAGCCGCTGCCAAGCCTGTGAGGTTTCGGACAGGCGGTTCACCATTGCTACCTTTTAAATTGAATATAATATCTTCTACGGTTTCAGTTGTTGGGCATGTGTTGATTATTTTTTCACCGATAAGCTCTTCCTGACCGTTCAACTGTAAACCATATAAACTTATAATTGCTAGGAAATCAGTTACCTCTGCAGAAGCTTGACGTTTCCAGTTCAAACGACTACCAACCCATCCCACATTCTCAGATTCCCCTGGGTGTAACGTGTTCGTGAATGTGGCATAATTAAGTGTTTCACCATCAGTCATCACTGGATTGAAGACTACGCCGCCTTGATTATCCACGATGAAATCAATATTTTCCAATTCCTCTTGTAATAGGTCCATACCGGTTAATTCTTTCTTTATTAGTGTCATTTCTTCACACCCTTAACAAATGCCCCAGGACTGGACAATCCTAGGTTACGCATGCTCCTACTATTATACATCGTCCGATAATCACGTTTACGAGCTAAGAGTAAATCCTGCTTAATCCGTTGCACCAACTTCTTAAACCGCCGGCTCTCACGACCCACATCAATCTGAGTCCTCCACGATGGGGATTCCTCCTTATCATAAGTATGAATAATCGCCTTCACCGCACTATTACCACTCAAGTAATGATTAGAGACACGGGTCACCACGTAATCCGCCGGAGTAACCAAAGCCGTACCTAAGAGGTCCATACTGAAATCCCACCACGGATAACTATAATTTTCCACGTATGATTTAGCAGAGTTGCTGCTATCAGTTTTATTCGTCACATCCGACTGATCCTCATAACCCTCCCATGGACCATACCGATCAATGCTGTCAACGTTCTCATACATCGTCTTACCGGTTCGAAATTCATCATTCCCTATGGGGTAGTGGAAATGTCGTAGTGCTTGGTTTTTCACGTTCTCAAACGGACTGTAATCCTTATTATACACTTTTAAGACATTTACACCTTCAACGGCTACTTCATCACTCGCTTTATTCGCTACGGGTGCGACGACCATCACATCATCACCCCTTTCCCTGCCATAATCCACATAGGCCACGTGATTTGTAGCTTCACACGCCGCTTGTAAGACGTCAAAGGGGTAACTGTCGCCCTGTTCAATCGATGCGTTAACATTTGCCCCGCTATTATATGTTGACATGTTATCTATCCACATCACACTATTTAACCTGTTAAGGAGTTGTGCTGGTGTGTAAGTGTCTTTGAAACGAACCTTCGTAACGTAATAATTACTGCTTGGTGCGTATTTATCAAAAGCAGCTTTTAAATCAAATTTAAAGGTTTGCCAAGTACCATTCAGGGCCGGTGTTACATTTCCAATGATCCGTGATTCCCCTGTCTTACCTGTGAAGTTGATGATATACTCCAAAGCGTCATCAGATGTTTCACCTTCCTTGTACATTGTCACGGCAACATGGAACTCTATGGGATAGGTGGTTCCTACACCGCTTGCTAGGTAATTAAAGGATAATATATTGTAGTATGAGGCATCAAAAGAGTTACCACCCTCTTCAAAGAAAATAGCCTCCACCGCACCACTTACCAGACCAGAACAACTATTTACTCTGAGTTTACCATATTTCAGTTTCAAACCAGGAGCTGGATTTCCAGTCCGGGAGTCCCACTGCTTATCAAAACCAGTACACCGTACCTGGTCATAATCATCACTATCACCAAAATTTAGGTAGAATCCGTAGTCGTATTCGACCCGGTACCGGTGAATCGGGTACTCAGCGGTGCTGATTAAGTACCTTGTAAGTTCTCCTACGTTGCTAAAGTTAATAAGGGGCCAGTCTTCCTGTTCATTAGATTTGCTGGCGGTTCCGAGGTGGAAATTCTGATAAACTGGTTTTCGGTATAAGTCCATTAACCGGTCCATGAATCGTATATCAATCGTTTCAGGGTCCTCTGGTAATGTCATACCACTTAGATATCCCCCGAATAGTGGACGGGCTGTTTTACGGTCTTCCCCCATGAAAATGGTGATGTGGTCTGTGAAGTCAAACACCATATGTGAGTAATAATTCTTTTCAGGTACATACCAGTCCGGGTTCATAGCAAGGTTTAATGTGGCTATATTGGCCTCATTGACGCTGTTATTCGTGAACTCCATCGTGTTGAGGTCTAATCTGTTATTACTATGATTAGATGCTGTTTTGTAAGTGTCCATTTTGTAAAGATAAATCCTTCCAACGTAACTATTCTTAGTCACGTTCACGGTGAGGGTGTGGCTGCCGCTGCTAAGGTATACGATGCCAAAATTCGCTTGATTCCAACTCCACCAAGTGTTATAGGTCTGTCTATCCGTTATTGTGTCCCCGTCGATGCTGAGTGTGATTTTCCCGTTTTTATCCCGTGGCCCTCGTGGGTGTCGGATGAATATTAGGTATTCTCCTTTATCGCTTATGGTGATTGTCCTGGTTAGGTTGACGGATGATGAGGCGCTATTACTTTTTAATCCGACCATGTTGCTACCATTCCAAATTTGGTTGATGATAGCTACACTGGGAGTCCAGCTTCGGAACTCTTCAGCGTAGATGTTAGTGTGGTCTTTGGCTCGGATACGTACTTCGAGGTAGGGGTCTTCTATGACCTGTAATGGTTCAGTGTCGAACTTGTTAGGTCTGAAATCAACTAATACCATAGTTAGGGCCTCTTTATAGTTATTATCTGCTCTGGTTGTGTGAAAAACTCTGCAGCGTTGTATAATGCACCATTCGGACTAAATGGGCTTATATTATCATCATAGAACCCAATACCAGTTATACTATCCGCTGGTATGCTATTAGATTTGATAGTACATGGTGTGGTCTTTAATATCTGTAATCGGTAATTATTTACTGGATCTGGAGCGGTACAAGTGCCTGTTCCTTTGTGCCATATATTACAGTAGGTGGATGTTTGCATCGTTATATCTGCATTGTCCCCAGGAGAACTTGTTATTGTACCGTCATGGTCATAACAACTCGCCTTGTAGTATGTAATACTATTATTAGGGTGTTCTACCATGATAAACTGTTTACCACGACACATAGTCCAATATGAGCGGTTGATTTGGAGTATACACTTCTCAGGACTCGTATAAACCATTTGCATGTGCCTTATTGTGCCTGTTATCATCTTGTTTAAATAAGTCCAGGCCGCACCATCCCAGTAATAGAAAATAACACCCGTACCATCCGTTACCAACTTAACCAACGTATTATCCATCGTGAACCCTAAGGGATCAAGTACATCATCAGTACCAGTTATCAACCGGGCGGTGTCGTCTTCATAATTACTATTCCACGCACGTACACCGCCTTTATAAAAATTACTAAAATCACTCATATCCGGTTTGAAAAACAAATCCGTTAAGGGGTCTGAATAACATGGAACATTACCCTCACTCCCAAGACGATTAAAAGACGCCGCTGTTTCCAAAGTAGCACCAACCGGGAGAGCTACAACATTAGGGAAACTGATTAACTGATTATTATAAATATTACAATAATTACTTTTAACAGTCGCTGAACCACCACTCCTATTACTCAAATAATACCCCACATAAGCAGGTTTATCCAAACCAATACCAATATACGCTGCACCCCACTTCTTAGTATAATTCGTACCGCCGTTAGGATCAACCCAGACTTCTAATT